TCAGTATATCCGGCTATCAATTTAGTGATTGATTCAAAACCCAATAAAGTTTATTTACATAGACTCGTAGCAATGGGATTTTTAGTGTGTTCGGATGTAACAACAATGTACACAGTTGATCATATTAATGAAGATAAAACAGACTATTCACTTAACAATTTACAATGGGTAACTACAAGTCGAAATAATTCAAGTGTAACAAATAATGCATCGAACAAAGGTAAAAAATATAAAGTGATGTCAAGCGAAAACTATGTATCATGAGTACACATAAGAAAAAATTAGATACCTTAGTAGATGATATCTACAAAAAACTTTCTGTACTTGGCGAGGGTAAATCACTTAACCTATCTGACGAAGTTATAGATAAGTTTGGTGAAGACATGAAAGAAGTCTTACGTCATTGGTCTACACCTACTGAAAGATCAGAAGGAACATTACGTATGTCAAACATTGGTAGACCTAATAGGCAACTATGGTATGACATGAAAGCTGAACCACAAGAGAACTCTATCACTCCTAGCACCTTTGTTAAGTTTCTTTATGGTCATATGTTAGAAGAGGTAGTCTTATTATTAGTTAGA